GATAATATATTCTATCTATTAATAAAATGGCATCTACAAATGGATTGCAGGGTGCTCCATCTAATCTGACAAATACCATCGATGGCTTAGTGTATTTATATGCCAACGGCCAGGAAATTACAGGACTCTATATAAATTCTCAAGCACCCACGTCAAATGTCAATAGCGTTATTATATTAGACCCTGCTGGTAAATTTGAGATACAGAATTCAGCATTAGCACCCATTTTTACAGTTGATAATACAAATATAACAAATATGTATGAAGCATTTACAAATATATTAACGACTGCTAATATTAATGCTGATGGTAATTTGAATTTAAATATCAGTAATAATACACTTACACATGTGGTTGGAATCAAAGACGCGGACGGTATTGATTTAGTAAGAACAGGATATTTTGCCTTTGGAGGGACATTTGGTAATAAAGCAATTCAACTTAATAGCTGTCCTTTAGTGATCGAAGCTGGAATAACAGGAACTGTTTTACCTGAAACAATTGTAGATCCAAATTGGGAACAGATCAGAATTTTCAATAGCAATGTTCCTAATATGTTTAGCAGTATTTGCTGTGATGGAACAGGAACATATTTCATAACGAGCGATACATTAAGCAATCCAGCAACAGAAAAACCAAACTATGCAGGACGACTTAATTTCTCCATTCTACCAGACCAATCCACCAACTTCCAAGGTAATCTCAATAGCAATGGCGATTTAAATGCTTATTCAGTTTCAAATTTTAATGGAGTTATAAACGCTAATTCAGATTTAAGTGTCCTAGGATTTTCTATCTTTACTGGAGCAGTTGGATTCAAAAATGATGTATCCTGGATTAATCCAGCCGATGTGAATGTGAATCTATGTGAGTTAGTTTTAACCAATGACTATGGTGTAGATACATCAAAATTTACTTATTTCTGCGGTGTTAATCTCGCTACAAAATGGTCAGACGTTCATCTACCATTTTCAAATATACGCATGATGAATGGTAATAAAGATTTTGATGAAATGAAATTCAATTCATTTTTGGATATAAAGGTCGAAGGTAAATACTGCTATTTCTATTTTAGCCCGACTGTAACGAGTTACTATGTCGATCCGCCAACGTTAGAAGTAATGCGCTTTGATAATTCAGGACTCGTTACAATTCCCAATCTAAATGTAGGAACGTTGTCATCAGCAAACTTATCCCTATCTGGGACGTTGTCTGTTACTGGATTAACAACGCTTCAAGATTTAACTGTAAATGGAACAATAACAGCCCCATTAAATCTATCATCTGCAACAGCAAATCAATTTATCAATCTTTTGGGAACGGGTGGTGCTGGTTCTCAGTCGTGTCTCATCAAGTTTCAAGTTGTAGGTTCAACTGGGCCATCCGCACAGATAGGATTAACCAGTGGCGCTCAAACCGTTATTGTCGCACCAGGTGTATTTGTGGTTACTACAAATTTAATAACAGGTCTCTCACAAGGCATAACAGGACTGGTGAATTGTGCGCAGGGCTTAGCTGTTACAGGTCAAACCGCAACAACGACTTTATCGGTCAGTTCAACGTCGGTTCAAACAGGGATTACAAATACTGGTAATATATCAAATAGTGGTGCTGTAAATACTGCAACGTTAAATGTTTCGGGTGCTTCTACACAAACGGGCATTGTAAATACAGGGAACGTCTTAAATTCAGGACAAGTATATACATATACCCTACAAGTCACAGGAGCGTCCCTTCAAACGGGCATAACAAATACAGGTAATATCGCAAATACAGGCAACATTACAAATACAGGGACATTTTCAAACGCAAGCACGTCTGTATTTAATCGATCTTCTACTTCAGCTGTGGGGACACCCAGTATCATGGAAATTTATAATTCGGGGGCATCTACCCCTAATTTAGTATTAAGCACACCCGATCATTTATCTACCACGGTTTCAGCCAAACTTTTGTTTGGATTAAATAATATAGCCAACCCCTCTGCCGTTTTTACATCCTCTATTTTTTTTGGCAGACAAGTATTTGGTAGTGGGCCTCTAAATGTTCTGGAATTTAATTCTGGAACCTATAAATATGCATCTTTATCAGCAGGTAATTTATATTTAGATTCAAATGGTCTTCTCAATTCAACGTCAGACGCTCGTGTGAAAAATAATATCAAACCTGAAGTCTCAACCAATATTTTAGAACGACTTTCAAAGGTTGAAGTATCTCGTTTCAATCATAATTCAGATTCCTATAAAGATTATACTGGGTTCATCGCACAAAATGTAGAGCAGATCTTTCCTAATGTCGTTGATGGGAAAAAACATCAATACCAAATCGACCATTTTGATGAGAAGGGGGAAGCAGTGTATAAAGTAGATGAAAATGGTGAAAAGATAATACGGCCACGTGGATTTGATAATACTGCCATGCTCGGTTATACTGTATTAGCCGTCCAGGAACTAACTAAAAAAGTAGCACAACAACAAGAACTAATTGAAAAATTATTGTCGATGGTTGGTCTTAAATAATATCTGAGAATTTCTTTGGCCTACGGAATAAAATCTATCATACTAATAAAGAAATATGGGTGGCAAAGTATCATCATTTGTATCCTCGGTTGCAAAAGCAGGGCTAAAAGGAGCGACCTCATACGTCCTCGGCACATACATTCCATATGTTGGAGGACACCTCGCAAATTACATCAACGGTCGTTACTCGGTTGGTGGCATGCCAGACTCAAAAGCGAGTGGCTTACCTCCATTGCTTCCCTCGGCGTTCAAACCAAAGGCAATCAACACTGCTAAAGATTTAATCAAATTGATCGATGAATTTCCTGAAGAGGCTAATTTTCATGGTCTATCCATCCCACTCGTAAAGGAAGAGATGGAAAAAGCAAAAGAACACGCTAAGGCCATCGGTGGCATGTTGGGTGGTAAGAGTGTATCCAAACCTGTCATTCAACCTATGCCGAGCGAAGAACCTGCAGGTGATCGTGCATACCGCAAATCAAATATCGAGGAACGCCCCAAACTCGGCAAACCCACTATGCGAAAAGGTGGTGTTGTCACAAAGGAGATGATGAAACAACATGCGGTAGGTGGTGAGCCTAAAATGAAAAAGGCTCGTTCTCCCGCACAAATCGAGGCCACTAAAAAACTGGTAGAAGCGAATAAGGCTCGTCGAGCTGGAAAATAATCTAATTGTTTATAAATGCGATTATACGATAGGGGTGATCTATTAAAACTAAAAGAATCGAAACCAATACCGATAATAGCACATACGAATGAACTCGTTGTCCCCGTCGTGTATGCACAAAATGTGAAACACTATTTAGAAAAGCGTGGGGTTAAACTACCACTGACTCATAAAGAACTATCCAGTATGAAGCATGAGGCACAGTCACTGGCAAAGGGAGGGAAAGTCAAACGCAAATCTAAACGTAAAGTAACGCGGACAAAAAATATAAATACGAATAATATAAATCAGGAAGGAGAACAAAATCAAGCGGTCAAAGGTAAGAAAAATCAAGCAGTTCAACAGAGTGTAACGATTCATATTAAAAATGATAATAAAGGAGCTGACTCGGGTGGGAAGGGTGGGACATCAGCCCCTGGTCGATCAGGATCTGGCCGTGGTAATCAAAAAATAGATATAAAGGAGAAAATCCCACGTCCGCAACGTCCTGATACATTTTCAGCATTGCGAGCATTTTCTTTGGCAGGTCAAATGATCCGTCCCCTCGAAGATAAAGTAGCAAAAGATGCTGAGCGAAAAAAAATTGAAGAGGAGGCGATCGAACGATTTAAAAAAGAAGAGTCGTTGCGTAGAAATGTATTAACAGAAGCGATACAGCGTGATTTAGAAAATCAACGAAATAAAGCACCTATCAATCCAGTTACGAAACCTATTCGATCGGCAGATAATGATGATGAACTTATGCGACAAACAAAATTAGAATCATTGAAAGCTCAAAAGCAATATTTAAATAAGATAAAAGAAGATGATTCATCTTCCAGTGATGAAGATTTAGCAGAATCTATGATGAGAGGTATGTCTAATTTAAGTTTATCACCACCGCCTACTGTATCAGTATCAAGCTCACGTGAAGAAGTTGCCATGAATGTAGCAAGAGATTTGGGAAGATTAGATAGGGGAGGCAGACGACGAGGACGACCACCTAAAGGAATTCATAGATTTCCTGAATAAATGTCGCAATCATAATAAATGTCAGAGTATATCGATATTGATAAAAAAGATATTGTAGATGATAATGGCAAAGTATTATATTATTATATTTATTCAACTGCCAAATATGGCCCATTCAAACCATACTATGTCCATTATTATAAAGAAAATGCCTATCCATCGTATTTATTTATGAAAACGCACACGGGAGATCTTATAAGAGCGTATGATATACGCTCGATAGGATCTTACTATTTTTATAAGTAAATTATTCATGTTTAATATATTGTTGTTGCATGTGTAAATCATGACCCATTGCTGATGCTGTCTTTTGGAGTTCAGCGATTAGAGGGCCAGCCTTTTCAGTAACATATACATGTCGTAAAATATTGACACTTATATTTTTTCCAAATATAGCATTTAACATTTTTGTAAGGGCTGGACCCGTCAGCTGTTCCTTTTTCCAATCAAAAAATAGATAGTCGGTAGGATTAACGAGTATCCATTTTTTAATAATAGTATCTAATTCTTTAGGGAGCTTCTCAATTTGAAGTCCCATGAACTTCGCAGTTTTATACGTTCGAAAATGGAAAGCACCTTTCATATAAAAATTATCAGCTCCCATATCGATAGTCTTACTCTTAATTTTCATTAATATGTAATCCTGAATTCGGCGAGGAGGAATAAGGGTATATACTGCCAACATGACATATTGCTGACATTCCAATAAATCTGAAATCTTAACAGGTTCTTTTTCTTTTAGCACCCAGCTATATTTTTTCTTTAATACAGCTAAATGTTCTTCTACCTCCTTCCAGGAGATCCAATTAGCTTTTTGTGTTTCGCTCATGATATTTTGCTTTTGAAGTGCGTTCCATTTTTGCGAATCCTCTATCATCTGTTTCCTGTATTTGCTTTGCACCGTGCCATCACTTACAGCGACGAGAGCAGACAGAATCGTCTTTCTAACGTTATATTTTACCTTATCCAAGTGATCCATAACCTTATCGGGATCTGCAATTAATTTTTTATAGTCAAATTCATCCATCCATAAATCTCGATAAAGATTCCGTAGGATGTTACAATACGTTGTAACACTGGATTTAACAAGGTTGGGTTTGACTTTTCTGATATGTTCGGCACAGGCTTCCATTTCTATATCTATATAATATATTTGTCGGAGCCTTAGATTCTTTTTAACCAAGAAATGTCATAAATAAACTATGCGGTCTATGGATATAACCAATAAATAGCTTATGCCTCCATCTGGATCCCACGGATACGCAATAAAAACTAGTTTTTATTGCTAAACACCACATTCTATGTCCGCATTCTACGTTTATTGGTTATATCCATAGACCGCATAGTGTATTTATCGGCATAATCTGTTTATCGGTCTATAGATTTGACAGACCCGCTCCGCCATTTATTATATTTCTCATAAATATAAATGAGTTCTCGACAAGCTAAACGAAAATATGACATGGGACACTACAGTATAGGTGGCGACCTCCTCGCTGGCGCTCAGTCCGTCGCTGAGGGCGTATCATCTGCAGTCGGCTCAGCCGTCGATAAAGCAAAGGACGCTTTTAATTGGCTTCTCGGCTATGAGACGGTTCGATTCAAGCAGTTCCTAAAGGACAAAGGCGAAGAGAAGATCACCTCCCTTAAGGTCGGTCGTGTTCCTATCAGTGGAGCTGTCAATCTCGGCATGGATCTGCTGACTGGGGGAGCTTTTGAAAAAGCTAAAAAGAAGTTGTCCGTAGATAATTTCTTTCACATCTTCTTCATCATCAATAATAAATACGTGATAGAAAAGAACGAGACGGTCAATTACAAGGCATGGAATAAATACCCTAAAGAGGAAGACATTGATGTTCCCTTACGTGGGAAGGATATTACCATTGATGAATTTATTAAAAAGGCATCAGTGGGAAATGAAAAGAAGTTTTGGCAGGAGTATGACCCATTGACATCAAATTGCGGACAGTGGTTAAACAAGGTTCTCGATAAGAATGGTCTTAATCATTCTACGGTGTCCCGTTTCATCAATCAGAAAATGGAAGCATTGTTAAAAGAATTACCTGGCTACACGAATCACGTAGGGAAATCAATTACTGACTTCGCTTCCGTCCTTAACAGGATTATCCAGCTCTCTACTGGCGGGAAACTCGGGTTTAAGCAAGGTGGAGTCATCCCCGACGACAGAAGCGTCAGCCCTGGCGATAGGCGTGCTAATATGGACCTCCCCGAGTGTCGTAATGCTGGGGATAAGCGGAAGAACTGTATTCGTCCAAAAGGTAAGGGATTCATTCGTTAATGGGCCTTCGTAACGGATTCCATCGGGGGTCACGTAGGAGTGTGTGATAGGCGTAGCTTCTGGGAGGCTATTAAACGCTTTTAGCAGTTCTTCCTGAGTTCCCGAAGGAGATTTCATAACAGGAATGATACCAGACATTATACTACTTAGGATTTTGAAAATAACCATCGAAGAAAACATCGAATAGAATTAATTTCGATCGTAGTAATAGCAAAATGTCAGACGAAGAAAATAACTACTCAGAATCCGAGTCGGAGGAAGTCAATCCGGAAATGTCGAGGGTCATGCAGGATATTGAGGAATACGAACAAGAGCAGAAGCAGGAGAAGAAACAACGTAAGAAGAGAGAAGATGCACTATCCGATAAACAGCATTTAGAAGTGTCATTGGATGACTTAAAAACCATAAAAATCACAAAGAAGCAAATTGCGGATATAAAGCGTCGTCATCGTGAAGAGGGGCGAATGGCTAAGAAAGAGCAGACCGAGAAGCAAAAAAAGGCATTTGCTGAGGCACAAGCAAAACGACGGCATACGTTAGACCTACGACGTGATAAATTAGAACAGGGTATCACGTTAGAGATTAAGAAATCTGCTGTAAAGGTCGTTAAGAAGCCTCGTGAGCCAGCTGTTCCTAAGATCAAAGAGGTCATCATAGAGGATGATGAGGAAGAGGAAGAGCCACCCAAAAAATTCCAGGGACGCAAACCAAAGCTGGAAGACATCGATGAAAAAATTGAAAAGCTTACTAAAATCAATCAAGTCATTGATCAGCCAAATCCCTACCTGGCGATGATTATGCGTGATCGCAATCGTGGAAGAATATAATGATATAATAGATGCCGATTGAAACAGCTGATTTTATTTTATATCCGATGACGGATGATATTGTCGAATACCCATCAAAGGGATATTATATTCGCAATAAGCATAGGTATAAATTATCATATGATGGATTCAAACGGAAGCATGAGGAGGAACTTAAAATAGTTCATCGCTGTCCGTGTGGGGGTCAATACAAGATGCTGGGTAAAACCATTCATGAAAAATCACGACGACATCGTAAATGGTTAAACCCAGAACCAGTATTACCCCCTGTAATAGAGATCGACCTCCCGAAACCACAATTTACCCTGAACTGGGACTAAAACGGGAGTGATTCGGCTTTTAATAAAATTGAAATCAATTTACGAAAAAATTGATTTGAATTTTTTGTATTAAAATTGAAAGACAGAAAGAGCTTAAAGACATTGCGCGTATATATAGTATAACGAGTAGTATCCCTCCAAAGAAAATTGAAATGATGCATCGCATGGAACAGTCGAATTTTCTGACCATCGTAACGATGGCATATGAAATGGATTACGCAGAACAAGTGGAGCATTATTTGGCCCACACGGTTCCCGTTGAGCTGGATGCCGAGTCACGTCGCAACGACCCCCTATTAAAGGAGACATACGATAATACCTCCTTTAATCGATTCCTAAGGGTGACATTAAAATTCTCAAATCTCCTTAACCAGGGGAAGGCCTTTGAGGACCCCGCGATTTTCTACGTAGATAAGGTAAAAATTCGTGGCTTCTCCTTTGAGATAAGGGTGGATCGTGCGTATGGGGCGGGTCACGGCTATTACGCACTGGTCTCGATCATTCTTTCCCACGGTAAGGAGAGTAATAATTTGTATGTTGGTCGTCTCCCTAACGTAGTGGGAACTGCTCCATCGGCTCTCCGTAAGATAGTGATGACGATGATTAATAGAAAAATGTCCCGTTACTCAACGACGTTGATTGATATGCTGTGTGACGATCGTCATTGCACGCTCGAGACGATTACGAAAAAATTGAAGGATTAAAATGATAAAAATTGATTTAAAATAGTATCACATATTATTTATAAAAATGGATACTGTCGTTTCATCGAGATTTATAGAAATTACTAATCTGATTGATATTGGTTATAAAGAGATTAATGATCTAAAGGAGGAACGAGAAAAGTATATTGAAAATATATCTAAAAAAATTGATAATATTTATGATAAAATTAAAGGCTACAAAAATACTACCTATAGCTGTCCGTGTGGTAAAAGAGTTAAAATTAGTAGATCATTAGACCATAAATTATCTGAGTATCATATTTTACATATGGCAAAAAAGATCAATTTTTAAAAAACATTCGTAAAAATAAAAAGAAAATAATTCAGATACTCGGTCATACATTTTACATAAGAAATCATTAAAATGACGATACAGAATTTGTGGTCTATTTTGTATTTTTAGACCTTCTGAAATAATTGAATGGTCAAAGGATTTTTTTATTTTGGGGGGTCTCTGAAATTTGATAATCTGATATTTTGAAGTGACCGTTTAACAAATCAATTATTTCAGAAGTCCCAAAAATACAAATGACAGGTGAATTTCTGTATCGTCATTTTAATGATTTTTAATACTCTTAACTACTAAAATAAAAGAAATGATGACAACTATAAATCCACGAATGTTTTTTGGTTTGATCTTCCAAAAACAGAGAGAACTTTGTCCGGCATACTCAAAAAACAAAAAGCCTAAAGATTATTTCTATCCAATACATAGAATGAGTTCAGATCATCAAATGGTGCAATGTTCGACATGTGATATTCGTATTCGTAAGGAATCATATATTAATCATATTTTAAAGGAGCATCAAGAGCATTTCTGGAACGAGATCGTCTGCTTATTTGAGGACGAACATGGTGCAACTGCTCTCAGAACAAAGGCACACATGCAAGATGCTATTAATGCTCTGACGCTCGATTCATCCTATGAAATCGATGATGAGATATTCGCTGACTTTGGGGATAAAACGACATACAAACAATCTGTATCCGCATCAAAGCACATTTTACGTCATACTGCGAAGCATAGACAGAATTTTTATGAGGCTCTCAATCTTACCCCTGAGAAGCTCGCTAAACTATTCGCGTTCATGATTAAAAAACCTGTTAAGGTAATTACTGATGAAGCGTATTGTAAAGAAATTATAGACAAAGCATTGAAAGAACAGACTGATTTATTTGTTAAAAAACATTATGAATTATCGGAACGATACTCTAAAATACAGGAAGAGATGGAGTCAGATGATTATAAAGATTTTTCACGACTAAAACGGGTCAATAAAGAATTAGAAGATCAATTACAACAGCAATCTAAAACACTGCGCGAATTATCCAAAGATCACGAATACTATAAAGCACTGGCAGAGCCTGATGAAGAGAAAAACTACAGCAATTTACAGCAAGAACTCACATTAATTGAACAATATGATAAATTTAAAAAGGATCTCGAACGAAAGAATAAAAAAATTGAAGACGATTGTGATAAGAAACTTAAGAAATTCCAAGAAGATACAGAAAAGAAGGAGAAAGCCTTTGAAAAAACCATAAAGAAGCTCAAATCAGAAGTTCAAGCCTATAAACATGAATTAAAAATGTCAAAACTGTCATCAAATGATTCAGGATCAGACTCAGACTAACGGACAAACGGACAAACGGACAAACGGGCAAATAGACTCCCAGGTTATTTAATATAAATTAATTATATCAATTTATATTAAATGTCAGCAAAAGCATTACACAAATCCCATACCCACCCAAATGATTGTATTCATACTCCTAAGCCGATCGCCGATCTTATGATTAAAATGTGCGATATTAAACCGTCCGACACTGTGTTAGACCCATGTCGAGGTGGTGGTGTATTTTTTGATAATATTGACAGTATCAATAAAGAGTATTGTGAGATACAGGATGGTAAAGATTTCTTTGAAAATACAAAACACTATACAACGATTATAGGAAATCCCCCCTATAGCAAATGGACGGAATGGATCGAACACACTTTGAATAAATGTCAAAAGTTTTGCTATATATTTGGGGCGCAATCGCTCACGCCCAATCGCATTAAAATGATCCATGACGCTGGCTATGGATTAACCAAATTACATACTGTAAAAATTGCATGGTTTATGAGCCAGTCCTATATTTGTTTATTTGAAAAAGGCAAACCATCGATTATTAGTATTACCCCTGGAACATTTAACTGCGAATATTGTAATACCAATTGTCATCGTGGTATTTATGGCAATGACCCTAACATTTGCAACATCGATAATAAAAAAATGAAGGCAGAAGAAAAGAAGCGTCTTAAAGCTGAAAAAAAATCAAATGATTCATTACAATGATTTTCTTTGAATAGAATGTAAAAGCCGTATCTGTGCTTTTGCTTTTAGTAATGTAGTATGATGACTATGGATTTGTCCTGTCTCCGAATTAATTACCTTATATAAAATACTACGAGGTAGTTTGATGATTTGGTAGGGCATCTACTCTATTTAATATTTCTTAGTAGTAATAAATGAGCCTGTCAGGTATTTTTAAAGCACATGATAAAGACGTTGTAGATAAAGATTCTCCCATTCTAAGGGATACAAAAGCTGTTCAGATGTGTATCATAGGGGCAAAACGATCAGGAAAATCCTCCCTGATCCTATCGATGCTGTCGTCGAAGAAATTATATAAAAACTACTTTGGCAACATTTTTTTAATCAGCCCATCAAATTCTGATGGTAAAATGGGGGAACTGATTAAAGAATGCAACGATGACGGACATTACTTTAAAGAACTAAACGAGCAGAACATCGACACCATTTTAAATATTATTAAATCTGAAAAACTAAAAATAAAAATGGCAGAAAAGAAACTAAAAAAGAAATTTCCACCTGTCTATAATTTGCTGATCCTCGATGACGTTATGGCTGATTTACCACGGTCATTTAAAAAGAATAAAATTACATCATTATTCATGAATGCTCGTCATTATTCATTATCTACTATGGTAGTCGCTCAGACATATAAAGGCATTCCCTTACAGATTCGAAAACAGACAGACATCATCTATACATTTCCAGTCGTGCGAAAAGAACGTGAGGCGATTATGGAGGAGTGGGATGTTCCCGAAGAAGTATTTAATAAGGCATTCAACGATGAATCCGATCACCCGTTCCTGACGATAAATGTCGTATCGAAACAACACCCGTCCTATTTCAGAAAAATGGATAGAATAAATATCTCTGATTAAATAAATGGTTCTCGTCACATTTATTATATCATACGACGACATTGTGACAACGGGTGGCGTAGTCAGCCCAGCATACCCGTCAGGTGGCTCGACAATATCATATGTTACATCGACATCCGCATCTTATACAAATAAGGCTACGGTCTTACGAAATTGTAATTTAAATTCTGGTATGTATCGTGCAACGATCGAAGGCCTACAGCTTATTTCTGGCTCAGTTAATAGCACATCGTATGTATTTGCGCCACAACTTATCAATATTTCCAGTTCAGCGTTTCAGTTCCCTGGAAACGCCGTTCAAGGCCTGACATTTACCAATAACAACGGCTATACCCATGCGGACGTGGGAGGTCAAAGAGAGTTCTTAGTAAATGTTGGTGTAGGAAATATCGATCTTACCATTTACATCGCTCAATTCGGAACGGGTGCTGCAGGGTCAATTGTTGCTCCTTATAATTTGAATAAAGCATATACCTGGGCGGATTCTCAATTTGGTTATTTCGTTTTGTCGCTGAATATGGAAAACTGTGATAATCAGGCTCTTTACGGAAATGCGAAATAATCACCATAGCAAATCACGGGCTAATCGCTCACCCAGAGTATTTCCTTTATGACGCAAATGATACAAACGTCGGCGTTCATCGGCGTATTCTTTACCGAATGTCTTAATAAATGCCGAGTAGTCACCATACCGATTATCTCCGACTGAATCAAGATATTTGCCATTTTTATATACATCAATTTTTTTATGTAATCGTGCTGATGGTTTTACTTCTACTCCTAATTGTTTTGCTTTATTTTTGGTATAATCGCTGATATGATACATTTACTATAGAAATAGAAAATGTATTCTACTAATAAAATGGCTCACTGGCTTCCTTTTAGTTGGCAACCGCCTGCTAAAAAAATGGCAAATTATAACAATTTAGATTCATACCGTCTTCGTGGTAAAATACGGAGGAGTGCCAGAGGTCACGGTCAAGCTGATAATTTAGTTGATTCAAATCCTCTCATTAAAGATTTTGGAAGAGTGCCACCGGCTCAGACGGCGCTATGGTATAATTATGGGCGGGGCGGGCTATACCCACCACATGTAAATTTTCCTATACCAAATAATGGCCGATCGCTTTTAGAAGTTGATGATTTAGACTCTTCGAATTATTATAATTTCCGTAAATAATTTATATTTGATACATAATAGAATAAATGGCATCGGCTCACTTTTCGGCAATTAATGGGGAAGTTCATTCGTATATGGTTACGGACATTCCGAACTCATTGAAATCGAACTCGAATCCTCAGTGTATCAAAACCCGCAATCGCATTTTTCAGGTGTCCTTAATGTTGGGGACTGTGAATCAGTAATGATTTGCAAGTCAGTATTTTACTGGCGAGACTGCTTATAATGACTGGGAGTCCTTTAGAGTCTTTGATACTAAGTAACAATGGTGACATTGTTATGGCGTGGTTAATAGCCTACGGTATAGTAAAAATTCAAAGAATTAGGTAATCAGCGGGTAAATTTTCTCATTGAGAAAGTCCCTCAACGACTGGAGGCTTAATTGAAAAATTGTAGCAAACGGCAGTCGGCGTTTTTAAACGCTTAAGATATAGTCTAATCTTTATTGAAAAATAAAGTATGCGAACGCAACTTCGCAAAATCAAAACAGTGGCGGTGTAATTCTTTTTAATATTGCACCGAGCAATTTCTCAATAACTAAGGGGAGTGTTGCATTGCGGTGCAGGATTAATGCAACTACGACTGGCCTCACCTACGCAACGGCTGCAACTTCTATCGGTTTGCAAGGCCCTGGTGGCATCAATTCTGGTGGTGTCCCAGTAATGGGGAACGGTTATGCTCCTTTTCAGCGTATGACCCTCTACGGCGCAAATAGCGCGATTTTGCAACAGACAAATTTCTTAAATGAAGAGATGAATTTAATGTTAATGCATAACTCAAACTCCGCCTATTTGTCATCTGATGCTGGTCTTTTGCTCGGCCTGGGAGCGCAATTCTATGTCGTATCTGCTACGTCCGCATATCTCGATGTCGTTCTTCCGTTGCCACTTAGCATCTTTCAATCAGCTACGACCGATTTTCCTGCATATTTGCTCTCAGCACCATTGACCCTCCAGATCGATTTATCTTCCGTGGCGCGGGCTTTTTATGCTGGTGGAACTGCAACAGTCACCGAATATTCCATCTCAAACAGCTTTTTATTATTCCAGGCTGTGGAGCTACCCTCTGAATTTATCCAGGCCGAGCGACAAGCTGTTAAATCTTCCCCATTCGTGATGACCTGCACGAATAGTTTAAATGTGCAAATTCCTCAGTCTATCCTCTCATCTTATACTCTCGGTCTTAATGCCTCCTCTATTCGTGGGGCATGTGTTTTACCATCAAATGCTGCATCCTATGCAACTACGACACAAGTCAATTATTTGCGCTCTGGATCTGATGCTGGCACGAACGGTGCCTCAGGCAATGGGGCGGGTATGAATAATCAACTCTACCTCGATGGGAACCTCATCAACTCTAATATTGTCGATAATTGTGCAAATACCTTCTACATGTTAAAACAATTCATGCATCATAACGTTCAAAGCAACGTTTTGTATCCATCACCTGTATCAAATCAGTTTAGTGCCACTGCAGGCGCTCAAGGGCCTGGTTTGAACTCGTATAGTGCCTATTATTATGCGATAGCGTGGGACACAAGTTCGTATGATGAGGAATCCACCATATTTGGGGGAAGTCCTGCAACAAATTTGAATTTACAATTGGTTGGTTATGTCAATCCTACTTACATTTGCACTGTCCTGGTTTTCTACGATGTGCTGGTCGCTTTCGGCGAAGACGGCACAATTAGTGTAAAACGCTGATCTCCCATCATTAGGGACACAAAAACCACATATACTATCATTAAATATTATCATGTGATTTCTTCGATTCCTCGATTTCCTTTTCAAGCTCTTTCTTTTGATTCATCAAATCATCCATAATTTCCTGACGCTGTTTTATCAAATCACGAGGCACAAATAATTTTCCATTATCAATCTTATCTTTATAGGCATTGTTCTGTGGAATCTGAATTTCCTCAAGTAACACCATGATCCCATAATTCAATCCCTGTAGATCCAAATTAAACGTAGGCGACAAATTATCAGATACGTATAAATTAAGCTCACCCAGTTCTTTGTTTGTAATAATACTTTTTGTATCACTGCGATAATAAATGATACTATTTGGGATAGTTGTCACTGGTATTTTCTGTAAAATATCTGAATTTTGAAAGTTGTTAATAGGATTTACACCATTATATCCTACAGCTGTTATATTTCGCACAAGTGCCTCATAATTTGATTCAAATTTTAATGATTCCGATCGAATATAAACAGACGTGATAGGATTTACCATGACCTTATTGGGTGTTACAACATATGACACATTCGTAATAATGGGTGTATCATTTCTCGCCCATCCAAACATCGAACCGATGACATACGCAAGTTGAAAATTAAACTGTAAGAACCACCCATACGTAAAATTAGCAGTGTAGATAATTTTCCAACTCGTATCTCCTGTATTTTGATTATAGATAATACTGAAATTGTCTTTCGTAACAACATTTGGATTAAGCCCACCAGTAATCGCAGTATTTGAATTTATTGCCACAATGACAAGATCAATAAATATATTAATCAATTGTAAGATATTGTAATTCCCCTGAGGGATTGTTATACTCAGATTAATATTTGAACGAGGTGTAGGTGCAAAATCACTATACTGGAAATTTACAACGTTGTTATTGGTATTTACCTGAGAAAAGCTATACGGCATCTCAACCATTGGTGTGCTGATTCGAAATCGATTATTTGTATTTGTTAATACGAGAGGCGTTGTAAAAATAAATGTGCAGTTATTGCTATCGCCGTAATCAGCTTCACGAGTATTTAAATAGAGAGAATAAGACTTAATAACTTCTACCCCTGAGGACTTAATCGCATCCATTTATTTATAGATAATATATTCTATCTATTAATAAAATGGCATCTACAAATGGATTGCAGGGTGCTCCATCTAATCTGACAAATACCATCGATGGCTTAGTGTATTTATATGCCAACGGCCAGGAAATTACAG